CCGAGCGTTCCAGCGCTCGCAACAGTTCCAATTGTAGCTGCCATTTTCTATTTCTCCCTAACCGAAGAGTTTGATATCGCCACGTTCCATGGCTTTGGAGAGGGCGTCTGTGCCCTCCTTGATCGTCCCGTAAGACTTGCGGTCAGCGGTACGAGCAACACTTGACGCTCCCGTCCCTGCACGCTTTGGGCGTGAAGGGACACTTGACGACGCCTCGGTAGCCTGAGTCTCGGCCTCTGCAACAGATGCACCGGGGCTCTTCTCAAGATACCGAGCAATCGCCTCTTCCTCGCGCTTTGCGAGCCACGTCGTGTACTGCTCTGCCACTCGACCCAAGTCTACGTTTGGATCACGCTGTACGGCACTGTAGAGAACTTGCTGAAGGTCTGTAGTGAGATTCTTGTCATAGTTGCCAGTGACATCGGCGACCTCTTGCCGAAGACGAACACGTTCAGCGTGGACCTCCTGCTGGTGCAGGCGGGCCTCCATCATGGCAATCTTATCCTTCACTTCTTTCGGAAGGTCAGGGGTGCCATTCAGTAGCCTATCTAGTTCGTCGGAGACCTCTGCTTCTTTCTCTACCGGCTTGGCGGGTTGCAGGTTCCGCATCATCGTAACTTCGTTACGCATTGCCTCTACCTGCTGCTTGAACAACTCGACCNGCGACACAGCATCCTCAGCTTCGCTGCGATACTTGTTACGCGCTTCGAGTACGCCCTTAAACCGCTTATACGGGACGCGGTGACCCGGTGGTAAAGAACTGTCCTCGTCAGCGCCGCTGTCTGACTTGGCCTCTGTCTTCACCTCGCTCTCGCCGGTTTTGGCCTCAACCTTGTCCTGATCAGCCGGCACTTCCGGTGTATCAGTCTGGGCCTCAGCCACCTCTTCGGCTGCGGGTGCAGCCTCGACCTCTGGTTTCACGTCCTCGGTCACGGACGCAGGTTCACTCTGCCCGGAGAATCCAAGCTCCAGCTTCTCAGTCAGTTCCTGTGCTTTCTCTTCGCTTAGTAAACCCATCTCTAGCTCCTTTTAACGCCGTGGAATCTTGGCGGGGTTGACGCGCTTTTGCGCGAGTTCATTTTGGGAGAGAATGTCTAATGATTCTTCCTCACTAGCTACCCACTCCTCCTCGAAGACCTTACCCGTTGCGTGCTCATATGCCAAGAGTTCGCGCAAACTGGTGGGTCTGGTCGACAGTTTCTCCTGCTTAACGGCGTCTATCTGGCCCACTCCAGCCAACGCCAGAGCCCACGCAAACACCATGTCGTCGTGCTTTCCGCTGTCTGCCTGGGGCTTGCCACCCTTGCCGTAAACAAAAGTATTCATCTCTGCTTTCATGCGGTCATCGTTAACAACCAAGTTGCCGGCAGATAGCGCCTTGTGCAGGTTGGCCAGGATGACGGGGCGAGTAGCGACCGTGGTCACGAAGCCAAGCTCCTCCTTCCACCGCTTGGCCATCTTATCGAACTTGGTGCGCCTGTAGAGGTTTGCGTAACCCTCTCCGATGAGGTGCTCGATGATGCTTAGTCCGTAGGAGTTGGACTCCGCCACCACTAACGCATCCCACTTCTTCGCCTCCTCTAGGACCCTTGCTGAGAACTCGCTTGGTGAGACTCTGACGTAGTAGGTGCTGACGCACTTAGGCTTCTCCTTGCCCGTAATATCCATAACGCAGAACGAGGAGAAGTCCCCAGACGGTGAGCCCGAAGCGGTGTCCACGCCCATCGCATACACATGGTACTTGTGCGGCTTCGCATACTCTCTATACCCAGTAGACGCCTTAGCGTGCGGGTAGATGACATCGAAGTACCGCTCACCCGACGTGATGAACGCCACCTCAGCGGTGGCTGGATACTCCTGATGGAACGTCTGCCAGTTGTTTCCGCACTTGGTTCGATAGGTATCAAACGCCCACCACAACTGATACTTGGTCAGCTTGTGCTCTTTGGCGTAGTCATGCCACTTGGTCATCTTGCCACGGAACGCATCAGGGCGCTCCTTTAGCTGATACTCTTCAGACAGCATCCACGGGAGGAAGACCTTGCTGTAACCATTCTTGTCAGTCCACAACTGATGGGCATGGTTCAAGCCGTTGGCTGTGGTCTCCATGACAACAATAGCGTCTGGCGTGGCTGTCTGGAAGACAGCGCGTACAGTGTTCTCAACATCCGAATAGAAGGCGAACTCAGAACAATGAAGGAAGTTATAGGTAGTGCCACGAGCACTCTGCGTGTTGGCGGTGAAGACTCGAATCATGCCGCCATGGAAGAAGGACATCTCCCGCACATTGGACTTATCGGTAGGGAACTGAAGCCACTGTGGGAGGTTGTCGTAGAAGCGCTTGTAAATCTCGAAGATTTGCTCAGCAGACTCCCGGCTCTGGGCCATGACGCCAACGCGGAAGTTGGGCCTGAAGCAGGCATGCCAGAACGCATACGCGGCGATGCCCGTAGTGCCACCCATCTGACGCGCCTTGAGGTCGAACACCCACGGGTTGTCCTCAATGGAGCGAACGAGCGTCTCCTGGGCAGCGTTGAGCTTGAACGGAATGAGCTTCGCCTTCTTGTCAACAATCCTTAGATGCCGACAGAAGTAACGGAAGTCAGCGGCGCACCGCCGCAACTCATCCTCAGTTGACTTGCTCTTCCTTGACACTCGGCTTCACCTCTTCGCGGACCTCGTTCAGGATGTCGCGCAGACGGTCGAGGACAATCTCTTCGCTGTCCTCCTTGAGCTTGGTGGTGCGGGCCTCAACGTAGACCGTGTCGGCCTTAGTCTTGGCAAGCTGAGCCCTCTGCTGCTCTCTCTGGACTTCATCATCCATCTCTGGCCTATCGTTCCACTTGTATCGCTTCTGCAACACGAACATCGCAGCGCGCCAGTTGTGTTTCTCGGTGGCCTCTCGGATGACAATGTCTGCAAAGAGAGACTCACCAACACCCTCTGAACGGCTGATTTCATGGTAAAACCATGGATACAGAGAGTGCGTTAGGTTTTTCTGACCCTTGCGAGCCCATACCTTCACCGTGTGAGGCGACACGTTAGCCATAGATGCCGCTGATTGGCGGCTGTGACCAGCCTCAAGAGCCTCAAGGACGCGAAGCATACGCTTCTTCATCGCCCTCTCCTGGGTGGTGAGGATGATGTCCTCAGGCTCAGGGTAATGCACGGGTGCTTCAGCCATCCAGAAACCTCTTCTTGTAGCGGTGTCGCTTCTTGCGGTCTGTCTCTTCAAGCATACACACGTGCATACACTCGAAGAAGCGGACGGCATCTTTAGCGAAAAGCTCAAGGTCTTCCGGCTCGGCATCCTCTTGGATGTCGTTGGACTGCATACGCTCAAGCATATTCACCACAATCTGGCGGCAAGCGCGGTGCTTAGGTCGGAGCGCTGCGTCATGGTAGCCCGACAGCATGGCGACAAGGTTCATCAGCTCCATACCAATGAGCTTGAACGACGAGATGAGTGCGTCCTCGATGCTCATGTCTGTCTGGTTGTAATAGACAACATCTAGGGACTGCTTACAGCTCACAACACACTCGGCAATCAGACCCTCNACAAGGGTTGCCTTGCCGATTCCGCCTGAACGGGCGTCCTGATTGTAAACGATAACGTCCTTGGAGGAGATTTCCTTAGCGCTACCAATGTCACCGCCCTCTGGGGCAAAGACGCTCATTTAGAGAACCTCTTCAGCTGAGGAGCAAAGTATCGCGGCCCATTGACCCGGCCAGAGTTCCTAGACATGCGAATCATGCAGCAGATGATGTCCTTAACGGACATGCCCGAAGACTTAGACACGCTCTCAATGAACTTAAGAGTGTCCTTGCCCAGGTCCTTGGCCTGAATCTTAGCGACCACGTCCATGGCGCTCGGCCCGGTGCGTGGCTTGCGAGGAGGCTTGTCCTTGGCCGCTGCTCGGAGCATCGTCTTGGCCTCGTCGGTGACAACGGGCTTAGGCTTACGGGTACGCTTAACAACCTTCTCTTCACTCATGGTCTACTCCAACCAGTCCCAGGCGTGGCAACACGCCCAACCAATCAGTAGAGCAGCTCGCCTGTCGTCATTCTTAGCCAGATGAGCCAACGGCAATGCCGGGCTGTGTCTGGG